TAATGGAAACGGTTTCTGAGATTAAGCCAATCATCGACAAGAAGACTAAAGGGATTTGGTTTGAGGGTATTTTTGGATTGGCAGGTAAGAAAAATCTTAACGGACGACTTTATCCGATGGCTGTTATGGAAAAAGCCGTTAAGGACTATAACGACAATTTCATTCACAAACGCCGTGGTTTGGGTGAACTTGACCATCCTGAGGACGCTTCTGTTAATCTCCGTAATTCTGCTTTTGAAATCATGGGGCCGCTTAAAATCAATGAGAAAGGCGAAGTGTACGGCAAAGCCGAAATTATCGAAGAGACCCCAATGGGACATATCGCCGCAACATTGATGAGACGGGGAATCACAATCGGTCTTTCTTCAAGAGGACTTGGGGAAATTGCCGAGAAGGAAATCATGAACGAAGAGACAGGCGAAAAGGAAATGGTAAACGAAGTAAGTGATTTTTCAATCGCAAGTTTCGACTTGGTTTCCGAGCCGTCTATCGGAATGTTCGTGAAGACTTCCCCGCAGGAAGAGGCAGTCAAAAAGCCCGAAGAGAAAAAAGTGGTGGAAAAAGTAGTGGAGAAAAAAAGTAATTTGAGAGATATGGTTTCTTTGAGTGAAATATTTTTTGAGGAATAGAACATGAAAAAATTAACACGGGAAGATATTAAAAAGTACGGGACGGAAGAGGAAAAAAAATTTTTGAAGGAAAAACTTGAAGATAACGAACTTTATGGCGAAAAGTCAGACAAAGTTTGGGTTATATGTGAAATGGAAGGATTTAGTACAATAAAAAACATAATTGCGGTTCTCAATCATACTCACAAAGGACTCAAGGCATGGGATAAAATACAAAAGAAATATAAAGGTAGAAATATTCACCAATATCATGTCAGGTTAAATGATTTATCAACGTTTTAGGAGGCTAACATGAAACTCACCAAAGAAGATATTCAGAAATACGGGACGGAAGATGAGAAAACATTCTTAAAAAACATGGAGAATAAATACAACGATATTGTTAAAAAATATCCCCAATTAAAAGATAAGATGGAGTATATGTCAAGAATTATGAGTTTAGCACGAAATGCTGACTTTAAACAAGAATCACACAATATGAATTTAATGGCACAAGTAATAGAAGAAATTTATTTAATGGGTAAAAAAGAATCAAACCAAAATAAAATTGAAAACGATGAATTAGGATTGCCGTAATGAATTATTGGAGAACGATATGGAATTAACACAAGAAGATATTCAGAAATACGGGACGGAGGACGAAAAGAAGAAAATTTTTGGTGAATATGAAATTTATCCCTTTTTTCAGAAAGCCATAAAATATTTAGAATTTAACGTTTCCCATAAAGAATATGATAATGCACTTATGACATTGGAAAGAATCAAACGACACATAGAAAAAATGAAAGAGAGACAAAGAGGATAATAGTGGACTACTTAGGAACTCACTTGCTTGTTGAACTGTATGGTTGCGAGGCTGACCGCGCTGGTGATGAAAAATATATCGAACGGGTTATGAAGGAAGCCGCGACCGATGCCAACGCAAAAGTGATGGGTTCGCTTTTTCATAAGTTTGGCGAAACGGGGGTAGCCGGAGTTATTATTTTAACCGAAGGCTTCTACGTTATTCGTAGTTGGGGAAAAGAAGGATATATCGGCTTAGACCTATACTCTTCCAGCGAGACGGTAGATAACGAAAAAGCCTTGGCATTTTTAGTTCGTAAATTTGGAGCGACAAAATATTCCGCTTCCGAGATTAAGCGGGGGAATAAAGCGGAAATACTAGGAGGACAATAATATGAGACAGGCCGATGAATTTGTGGGTAAAGGCGGCAATAGTAATGTTAGTGTCGGCGGCGGCGGAGGAAGCACAACCAAAGACATAGGAAATACAAATCCGCCCACCCAATGGTCAACAACCACTACGCAGGTAAATCAAAAGTATGAACAAAAGGCAAATAAAAAAGGAACAAATAAACAGAACAGCAGACGCGCCCTAGTAATGGCAAACAGATGGTGGCAAAAAAAACATGGAACCCCATCAACCCAACCTCCTAAAGCAACAGCAGACATCGGCAATCCTAATCCCCCAAATCGAATAACAACTTCGCCTTCTTCTTTGGATACGACCACTAAAATCAGAACAACAGGCGGCGACCTCGCACTAAGAGCCAGAGCCTCACGTTCTGGAGGTAGTGGTGGTAGGTCTCACAGGGCATCAGGAAGCGGATTTATTTCGAGGGGATAAGTAATTTTGAACTTTGAAAAAATTTTCATTATAAAAATGAAAAAAATCATAAATAATGAATGAAGGAGCATACTAAATGAAGAAGTCAGCGATTAAGTTCGAAAAGACAAAGACCTTATTCGAAAAAGTAGGTATAGATATAACGGACGACCAAGTTCAAGCATTTGTTACTGCTTTCGAACTTCAGAAGAATGAAGCCATTACCGAAGCGACAAAACCTATTCAAGCCAAACTGGAAGAATATCAAAAACGCAATTACGAACTTAAGGGCGCATTGGAAGAGGCTCAACAGTACAAAACTCATTTTGAAAAAGTGATGGAAGAGAAAACCAAACAAATTGAATCCATCAAGGTTCCCGAACTTCCTAAAATTGAGGAAGCCATTTCCAAAATGCTGACCGAAAAACTTAATTTGCTCGAAAAGAAAATCGTCAAGTTAGATGAGGCCGCAAATAAAATCAACGAAAAGATTCTGCCGTTGAACATGTCGGAAGAAATTAAAAAAATCAACGATGTCGGCAATGTCTTCGCCAATTACAAGCAGGAATTCGCACAGCACTTGGTAGACTTGGAATCGGCAGAAATCAAGAAACTGAAAGATGCTGTAACAGTAGCGGAAAAGAAAGTATCCGATGCTGAAAAGAAAATGAAACAACTTGAAAGCCAAATCGTAGAAGAACGGGAAAATACGGAAGTTACCATTCTTCTAGAAAATTCCACATTGGAACCAGAAGAGAAAGAACACCTTTACAAATATTACAAAAAATTAGGATTTAAAGAAGGAAAAAGCGAAATAGAAAAGTTTATCACAATGAAGGAAAATAAAGAAAGAGAGAAACCCGTACAACGCTCCTTTGTCCGAGAAAACACTGGCATAGGAATCAAACCCATGAACGAAACGGGAATTTTAAGAAAGGGTAGGCCAATGGGAGAATCAACGTCCTTCTCTCGTGATATGGACGAATGGGCCGACTTAGCAAGGTTGGACGAATTAGAAAAAGTCTAAAGGAGGCTTTAAATGTACGGAAGTGGAGAACAGAAAATTAAAAGACTTCGTGAGAAGTGGTCTAGACTCTTGAAGGGAATCAAGAGTGAAGAGACTAGGGACATGACCGCTATCGTTCTTGAAAACCAAGAACAGGAAATGCGGACAACCCTTCGTGAAAGCACTACGTCAGGCGCAGGATTTATCTCTGCTCAGACGACAGGCGACATCGACAAATTCCCAAAATTGATGATTCCTATGGTTCGCCGTATTATGCCGCAGTTGATTGCAAATGAAATCTTCGGCGTACAGGCGATGGAAGGCCCGGTTGGAATGGCATTTACCCTACGTTGGATTTATGACACAACCGTAACGTGGACAGACCCCGTAACAGGGCGTGTGTACACCACAACCGCAGGTGAGAACGCATACGTTCCCGGCACGACACAGGCAAACCCAGTATATTCTGGCGACTACAACAACGGAACTTACGGCGACAGCACAGACACAGCAAACGCGAACACAGGCGGCTTCGGCTACAGAACAGACATGGGCGAAATTTTGTCGGACATCGACACAACTCCGGGCGCAACCTATGGTAACGTCCCAGTTGGCGCAACTCAATGGCCATATTCTGAAGGCTCATTGAAAATCATCAACAGACTTATTGAGGCACGTACTCGTAAGTTGAAAGCAAATTGGTCGCAGGAAGCAGTTGACGACATCAAGAAAGTTCACTCACTCAATCTTGAACAGGAAATTGTTGACTTCCTCTCATACCAGATTCAGGCAGAAATTGACCGTGAACTTATTCTTGCCGCTTACAATCTTGGTACAACCAATGGCTTGTTCACATGGGACATCGCAAGCACCGATGGTCGTTGGCAGGAAGAAAAGTACAAGACTCTCTATCACGCAATTATCAAAGCACTGAACTATATTGGTCATCAGACTCGTAGAGGCCGTGCAAATTGGATGGTTGTGTCTTCGGAAGTCGCTTCAATTCTGTCGGCAATCAAGGCATTTGATTACAGCGCAGTCCAACCCGTTGATGGTTTCGAACCATACGAAGGCGGCGAAGGCGTTGTATATTTAGGCACAATTGAATCCGGTAAAGTGAAAGTATATCTTGACCTTTATTGGGAAGCACCCGCAAACAACGTGGACAAAGAAATCGGCTACATCCTGATGGGATACAAAGGTAAGAAGAGTTTCGACAGCGGAATTCTCTATTGCCCATACATTCCTGTTATG